TCTTGAGACGTATTGCAAACATAAGCAGACAAGAAGCATCTGGCCTAGCAGACCAAAAGAAAAGCAATATGAGTGGGAACCACCAAGAGTCATGGATAAACATACCCAAGTTGGGGGGGGGGGAGTTGGACTCCTCGGCAACGGAGTTGTTCCAGCCACAGCAGAACTCGCATTCAGAACTCTTTGGGAGGAACTAACATGGAAGTAGGACGCATCTCATTCGGGCCGGCAGCGGTTCCGAGCTTTCCAGAGGATGACCTTAACAGGTTGAGGCGCCTCTCGGATTACCTCCGAGACCTAGACACGGACAGGACAGAGCTACAGGCGTCTATGGACGACCTTATTGAAGACAACACCAATCTCATCGCAGAGGTGAAGCGTCTGACTCAACTCCTAAACGGCAAATAAGATGGGCAATAATCAACACTCCAAGTTGCCAAAGGAGGAGCTAAAGAAGCTCAAGGATATGCGTATTCGCACCCCGGAGGTATGGGTCGAGAAAATCAATGCCCTCCCCCCCTCTATTAGAGGCGCCGCCGCAAAACTCGTATGGTGGGATTACTTCGGCCTTCGCACCGTCGCAGACCGTTGGCCTCACCTGGACGGCTACCTAAAATACATCGCAACAGAAGTTCCATATGGCCCTCTGGTTGAGGCTCTTATTGAACTCGGATACCCCCAACAAATCGCCCTCACCAGGGCGGATACCACGCACCGCCCATGAGCAACAACACCGAACAAGACCCCCTCTGGCTAGAGAGGTGGAAGCAGGAAGGCATCCGCTACCTCGGAAAAGATGGAAGCGGACATATTGACCACATGGATCGCTGGCAACAGGCGTTTCAGATCGGATTCCTTGAGGGCGTCAAAAGCGCCAACGAGGAGTTTGAGCTACCCCCAGGCACTTACTTTGCTGCCGTTGAACTCATCAATGAGGAGGAGGTAGAGTGAATAGCCGAGCCAAAGGTTGCAGAGGAGAAAGGGAATGGCGTGATCAGTTGAGGGAGGCCGGCTTTATGAATGCCCGTCGAGGACAGCAGTTTAGCGGCGGAACCGATTCTCCAGATGTCGTTTGTCCAGAGCTACCTACTATTCATTTTGAAGTTAAAAGAGTAGAATCAGGCAACCCGTACAACTGGTATGATCAGGCGACAACTGACGCCGGCACCAAGATCCCCGTCGTTGCCCACAAGCGCAACGCGAGAAAGTGGCTTGTCATTCTGTCAGCCGGTCATTTCCTAGACATTTTGAGAAGGTCTGACCTACCCAATCAGACCGACTACAAAGCAGCGATAGAATCCCTGTGAACCAGTTTTACGGCCCATCGCACGATCTACCCAACCTTGATGAGAATAACGACTCTGGTTACAACCCGGTTTTATTCAGAAAGACAAAGATTGCTGACGCACCAGTAGCAATTTTCAACACCCGAAACATGACACCATTCTACACAGAAGATGAATTAAAAGAGCGATTAGCCATAATCGCAAAAGGATTTTAATATGCCGAACAGAGTTTTAAGAGATTGGACTGACTCCTATCGTTTTGATGGGCTATCAGCAGAAGCAGAGTGCCTATTCGTTCGCCTCATCATGAAGGCCGACGATTACGGCAACTTCCACGGGGACGCCCGGATCGTTGATTCAATCTGTTTTCCCCTGGGAACCAAGAACCATGTCGCAAAATCACTCGCCGAGCTAGAGGCGCGAGAGCTTGTGGCATTCTATCACCATGCCGGCAGGAGCTACCTGACCATTACCAACTTCAGTCAGCGCCTTCGACACACCACGCGCAAGTTTCCTGACCCGTCCACCTCTGACGGAGTCAATTCCGCCGCATTCCGCCGCATTCCGCCGCATTCCGCCGCAACTTGCGGCAAAGCGCGGCTAGAAGTAGAAGAGAAACGAAACGAAGTAGAAACGAAATCATCATCTGCCGATGATGCAGACGGTTTTGAGAAGTTTTGGGAAGCATATCCCCGAAAGGTAGGAAAGGGAGCAGCACAGAACTCATGGAGGAAAGCCAAGCCACCCATTGATGCTGTCCTAACTGCCATTAGGAAGGCTCGGCAATCCCAAGATTGGCAGAAGGAGCGAGGCGCTTTCATCCCCCACCCTGCTACATGGCTAAATCAGGCCCGGTGGGAAGACGAAGGCATGGATTACGCCGCACTAGCTGGAAAACGCGATAGCGAGGCTTCTAGACCCCATAGCGTTGATGAGAGCGAGGCATTCAGATGGCGTTCTGAACGCTACCCCGAATCCCTTGAGGTTCACCCATCACCCGTGACCTTCCCTTTCGCAAAGTGGCCCGACTCTATTCGATCAGAGTACCGCAACCGTAACCGAACCCTTCAAGCAGCATGATCCCCAACAACAACAACGAGGTCGCAAGGCTCCGCGACGAGATCCAGAAATTGAAAGAGTTAAACTAATATTGTGCTTGCCGTTTCAGAACTAACATCAGTAAAATTACCGAAATTATGGGATGTCAGAAGCCACGCACTCAAGGCAAAGGAGATGGACGCCGCGATAACTTCAAGGCGTTCAGCGCCGGTATTGAATCTATCCAGAAAACTTCAAACTGGACACCTCACGGCACCGTGTTCCTCAAGAAAGCCAACCGCACCGTTGTCAAGTATGGGTAAGCCTCTTAAACCTCGCCAAGAGAAACTTGCCAAGGCTCTTGCTACTGGATCAACCCTAGCCGTTGCCTCCAAAAAGGCCGGCTACAAAGGCAATCCAAAGTCCGCCCACAACATCTTAAAAAAGGTGGAAGTAAGTGGAAGGGTCGAGGAACTCCGAGCCATCGCTGAAGAAAAGCTAGAGCTATCGCGTCAGGAATACCTTAAAACTGCTTGGAGCCGGTACATTGAACTAGCACCCGATCATCCTGTGACTGCGAAGTACGGGGAAATGGTTGCAAAAGCCCAGGGATGGAACGAACCCGACAAAGTAGAACTCAACGGAGGAATGGACATCATCGTCCGCATCGGTGGCAAGACCCAAGATCATCGTTGAGCTTGAACCTAGAGATCAGTTCCGAGGCTACCTTGAGCGCAAGGAGCGTTGGGCCTGTCTCGTTGTCCATCGAAGGGGCGGCAAGACCTTTGGTTGCATTCAAGACCTCCTGCATCGGGCATTGACCCATCGCAGGGAAGGGCCGGCATTGCGCTATGCATACCTTGCCCCTACCCGTGACCAGACCAAAGACATCGCTTGGGGCTATCTGAAGTCATTCACGGCACAGATTCCAGATGTCAAGATCAACGAGGCCGACCTTCAGATCACCCTGCCGAACAAGGCGACGATCCGACTCTACTCCGGGGAGGCCTATGAACGACTCCGAGGCATCTACCTTGATGGGGTCATCATTGACGAGTTCGCTGATATTGACCCGCAGGCATGGTATGCCGTCATCCGCCCCTGCTTGTCTGACTACCAAGGATGGGCGACCTTCATCGGCACCCCCAAGGGACGCAATGCCTTCTGGCGTCTCTGGAAGGAGGCTACCGGCAACCCAGAATGGTTCACCCTACAACTCAAGGCGTCAGAGTCAGGTATCCTAGACGATAAAGAACTCTCTGACATCAAGCGCGGTACGCCGGCGCATATCTTTGATCAGGAGTACGAATGTTCCTTTGATGTTGGTCGCCCTGGAGCGATTTACTCCAAGAGCCTAGCAGATGCCCGCAACCAGCGCCGCATCAGTAACGATGTCCTCTGGTTCAAGGAAGCCCCGGTCTACACCTCATTTGATGTAGGCGCCCCTCTCAATCAACGATGCTGGATCTGGCAGATGGTAGGAGACCGCATTAACTTCCTAGAAGCTCTGTCAGGTGGAGATGATTGCAAGACGCCGGCGGATTGGGCAGGCCGGCTGACCCAGAAGCAATACCGATACGGGGCGCATTTCATTCCCCATGACGCTGCCCAGGAGAACGGAGGGCTATGGCAAGAGGCATTGAAGCTCGGAGGTCTATCCAATGTCGTTCCTGTACCACGCCAGATGTCGGTATGGGATGGCATCAACCTTGCCTTGGACGCATTCCCTCGCATCAGTTTCAACGAGGATGGGTGCCAAGACGGGATTGATTCACTCGACGCATACCATTCCAAGGAAGAGCGAGATGGAGTCACCATCAAGAATGTCCCGGTACACGATTGGTCATCCCACGGGTCAGACTCATTCTCCCTAGCTCATCAAGCGATCAAGGCTGGGCTTGTAGTTGATCGAACCGCTATAGCAAGGCGTCCTAGGTCGATGGGGCGCCCTGATGTCATCATGGGCTTTAGAGGATAACCTAAAATCGGCTTGATGGCATGAGGCTATAACCTAACATAACTTTATGAAAACAACGCGAGTTAAACCTAACCCGGTTGTATGCGGTGCGCTTCTTTACCAATGGGTAGAAAACAACGATTTTGACGCAACAAGGGAGTTTGCAAAGAAATGTGGGTATCAAAGCTATCACATTTATCACAGGATTTATGTTGGCGTTTGGAGGCTTACTTCATTGCAATTAGATAAAAAAGACTACCCTAGCGTTCGCGTTCTTTTAGAACAGAACAGGGAAAAGATCATTGAATCACTCAACAATGACGCCCGTTGAAGTAGCAGCAGAAGTCTACAGCAAGGAGCCTTGCGTCAGAACCTTTGCCGAGGATCTTGAAGCTCACCTACTCAATGGTCATGTTCACTCTACTGATCAGTATTTCATCATGGGCAGGAAGGTAAGGCGTGACGCTGACCACGCTGACATCATCAATCCCTGGGTAAAGCATGAGAACCCTGACTGCTGGTTAGTATACTTACACGCCGGCAATATACGAAGGGCCTTTGAAGCAGCAGATGTCCGACTTCCTTGGGTAGCTTTTGAGAAAAGAAATCGACTAAAGTTTTACACTTGGGACGAAATACATAAAAGAACCGAGCGTTTCTTTGCATAATTTCTCTTGCCGAGTTAGTAAGCGGATGTTAATTCCGCTAAATGCTTTCAAGATTAGAAGCCTTTTTTGATGAATTAGTTTCGGCGCTTACGCCCGAAATGGCTATTGCCGGCGGGATTCCATTCCCCAAAGAGAATCGTGATAAGAAGCCCACCTTGGCGCTCAACAAGGGTGGTAGTCCCCCGGCACCTCCTGCTCCTCCTGCGATCAATATCCCTGCTCCCCCACCGCCATCCCCCCCACCGCCACCACCACCGACTGCATCCTCGGCTGATGTAGCCGCACAGCAGCAGTCAGCCCTCCAGAATGGTGCAGGCCGATTCGGTTTCAAAGCATCACTCCTCCAGGGTGGCGCTAATGCTTCCTCCAATAGCGCAACCGGCAGCGGTTCCCTACTCGGCTCGTAATGGCAAAAGACAAAGAAGCAGTTGCCGAGTCAGTTGATACTCCTGCCAAGGGTGGTAACAAGACCGAGCTTGCCGCCGGCATTGTGGCTAGGTGGTCAAAGCTAGAGGCTGACCGCAATTACTGGATGTCAATGTGGCAGCAGATCGCGGAGCTAGTCATGCCCCGCAAGAGCTACATTCTTGCTACCTCGATTACGCCCAATACCGAGCGTGAGTCTCGCCTCTATGACTCCACCGGGGTCAGGGCTAACCAAGTGCTTGCCGCCGGTTGCATGAGCTACATCACGCCGGCTGATAGCCGCTGGTGCAGTTTTGAAGCTCCAGAGTCCATCGAAGATGGAGATGGCGTCCAAGAATACTTTGCTGAAGTCACCGAGATCGTCATGGAGACGCTTGCCCGTAGCAACTTCCACCAGGCTATCCATGAGCTTTACCTAGACCGCGGATGCTTCGGCACCGCAGTCCTCTTCGTGGAACCCGGAGAGAAGCTCCCTATCACCTTCACCAATGTTGATGTAGGCACCTTCTGTATCTCCGAGAACTACGAGGGATATGTGGACACCATGTTCCGCCGCATTGAGATGACTGCTAGGCAGATCGTCCAGCAATTCGGCATTGAGAATGTCAGCGACACGGTTCGCAAATGCTACAACGAACCCAATGGCAAGGGCATGGAAGAGAAGTTCCACATCATCCATGCGGTCTATCCCCGCGAGGAGGGTCAGCGCGACAAGAAGAAGCTAGATGGCCCCAACAAGCCCATTGCCTCGGTCTATGTCGAGGAGAAGGGCAAGTTTGTGATGCGTGACTCTGGATATGACGAGTTGCCTTTCATGGCTACCCGTTACCTCAAGTGGCAGAAGTCAGCCTATGGATGGTCTCCATCATGGGTCGCCATGCCTGACTTGAGGCAGTTGAACTTCTTGCAGAAGCAAATGGACAGTCTAGCCGAGCTGGCTGCCTTCCCACGCATTCTCGCTCCCGATTCTTTGGAGTCATCCATCGACCTCCGAGCCGGTGGCGTCACCTACTTCAACGCCGCTGACCCTAACTCCCGTCCTATTGAATGGGCTACCCAGGGTCGTTACGACATAGGCCTAGAGCGAGTGAAGCAGAAGCAGGATGACATCAACGATGCTTTCAGCGTCCCTCTCTTCCAGATGTTCACCCAACAGGAGGCCGGCGCCCCTAATCGGATGACAGCTACCGAGGTCAACGCCCGCAACGCCGAGCGTCTAGCTCAATTCTCTCCTACCTTCTCCCGTCTCACGACTGAACTCCTGACCCCTCTCCTTCAGCGAGTCTACGGCATCTTGGCAAGGAACGGAGCATTCCCCCCACCCCCGGAAGCCCTCATTCAGCAAGGGCCGACCGGGGAACTCTTTATTCCCGAACCAAAGGTTAACTTCAATAGCCGCATTGCCCTAGCGGTTAAGAACATGGAGCAGGGTGCTACTGATGCCACGATCCAGAGGGCATCCATGCTTGTCCAGGTCACTCAAGACCCTTCGGCCTTTGACAACTTTGACACCGACAAGATGGTGCGTGAAGGCGCCCTAGCCGCCGGAATGGATAGCGAATACCTCCGACCCAAAGATCAGGTTGCCCAGATGCGCCAGCAGAGGGCGCAGGCCGCACAGCAACAGCAGGAAATGCAGGCTCAAGCCCATGCTGCCGATGTCGCCCAGAAGGTGGGCAGCATCAAGGGAGATTCTCCAATGGTTCAAGGGATGCAACAGCAGATGTCCTCAATGATGTAACGAACCCATTCCGATTATGCCGAACAATCTAACTGACAGAGACATTGAGATTCAGCGCACCGCCGCCGCCTACGGTTACTTTGAAACCGATCCCGGTCTGCTGGTCATTGCTGACCTAGAGAAAGCCTTTGGCATCAACGCCCAGGCATTCATTCCCGATTCCAAGGGAGACTTTTGCCCCATCCGAGCCGCAATCAGGGACGGGCAAAGGAGCGTACTGCTCCATATGAAGGCGATTGCGACCAAACATAACAATGGCAAGACCACGAAAAAACCCGATCCCAAGCGTTGATTTACCCGAACCAGAACGCTCCCCAGAGCTAGGAGACCTCACTCCCGACTACATTCTCTGGTTCAAGACCACACACTCCCGCGAGGAGTTCATTGAACGATATTCCGACCGCATACCGACCAACTACCCCGAAACCCATCAAATCAAATGATTACATCCGAAGGACAAGTCGCAACGCCCGTAGACGGCAATGCGCTTCTTAACGCTGATCCTGCTCCAGCAGTCAGCACTCCCGAACCCTCTGCCGATAGCCTGATCAATCAGGCACCGCCGGCTCCCTCTACTGACTCGCCCTGGGTCAATGAGAAGGGAGAGTTTTCCGAAGGTTGGCTAGACCGTCTCCCCAAAGACCTTGCCGACTCCAAGCAAATCCTTGGTCAATTCAAGGACATCAACGGCGTCCTCAAGACCCTTACCTCCCAGCAGAAGATGCTCGGCAAGAAGGCCGATGCTATCCTGATCCCTGACGAGAAGGCTTCCCCGGAAGAGAAAGCCGCATTCCTCAAGAAGCTCGGTGTCCCCGATTCCGCTGACGCCTACCAGTTGCGTCCCAAGGATCTGCCTGCCGGCTACGAGTGGGATGACAATGTAGCCAAGGAGTTTAACTCGGTTGCCCATGAAGCAGGCGTCACTCCTGCCCAGATGGACAAGATCATGGCTAAATACGCTGCCTTTGAGTCTTCCAGGGCGGAGCAGGCTGCTATCCAGCAGAAAGCGGAAATTGAAGCAGGGCGCAAGGCTCTTGCTGAAGCATGGGGAGACAAGTTTGAGGTCGAGTTGAGCGTTGCCCGTCGCGCCGCCCAGGTAGCCGGCGTCGATGTCAACTCCAAGGGCTTCTCTGACCCTTCTGTTGTCCTAGCTTTCAACCGACTCGCCCGGATGATGAGTGACGACAAGATCGTCTCCTCTGATACCGCAGGAACCATGATGGCAGGCAAGGCACGGGCTATGGACATTATGACCAACCCATCCAACCCTCTGTATTCAAAACTGCAAGCAGGCGACAAAGCAACCGGCGATTTGGTCTCCGACCTTCTGAAAAATGGATAATCAATTCGATAACGAGCGTAAAGGAGTCATGTTCCTCAAGGGGAGCGAGAATCCGAAAGCCCCCAAGTGGTCAGGCAAGATGACCCTTGGAGGGGTGGAGTACCAGATTGCGGCATGGGAGAAGATGTCCAAGTCTGGCAAGGAGATGTTGACCATCAGCATCACCGACAAGCCCCAGGGAGGCAGCTATGCCAACTCCCCAAAGCGGAACGATTACCCCCCTGCACCGGCTTATTCTGCCCACAATCAGGCCAAGGGCAACGGATACCAGAAGCAGCGTGACGATGACGATATTCCCTTCTAACATTTAGCTTGGTTTGGTTCATGCAAGAAGCCCTCACCGGGAAACTGGTGGGGGTTTCTGCTTTAATAAGGAAATGCGTTATTAAAGGGTCGGAGTGGGATTTGAACCCTCAGCAAGAGGCGTGACGGGTACTATTGCTGCCTAGACAAATCATTTCATATAGTGCAATCTTTTTGTAAGAATTATCGTTGACCAGTTAGAAGAGGGATGTTAGGTGGTTAAATAGACAAACCGAGAGACAACCCCTCTGGCAACTGCCATCTGTGGATCTGTGTAGGTTGGTCATCCCCGAAGTTAAGTGATCTCGCAAGAGACAACCATTTACTCGGTTTAAGTTAGATAACCTACACAAACCCCTAAACACTAAACATTATGGCAGCTATTACCCAAGTTCCCGATCACTTTGTGATCCAGTACGAGACCAACTTCAACCACCTCCTTCAGCAGATGGAGGCCCGCCTCAAGGAAAAGACCAAGGTCGTTTCCGCCCAGGGCGCCGCAGTTCGTTTCAATCAGTACGGCCTCACCAGCATGAGCAGCGTCACTTCCCGTGCCGCCTCGACTCCTGTGAGTGATGTCACCATGCCTGCCCGTTGGGCATACCCCACCCCCTACGATGTCGCCAACACGTTTGATGAGTTCGACAACCTCTTCCTCGGAAGTGTTGTCCTGCCCACCAGCGAGTGTATGCAGTCCCAGGCTGCGGCGTACAACCGTACGGCTGACACCATCCTGATCAACGCTTTGCTCGGCAACGCCACGATCACCGACACGGCTTCGACCTCCTCCGGGTTCGGACTCAACAACACAACCACGACTGTTGCCCTTGGCAGCGGACAGACGGTTGCCGTTGATTACGTCCCCGCCGGCGGAACGGCTACCAACTCCTCCCTGACCATCGCCAAGATCCGTCAGGCCAAGAAGATCCTTGATGCTGCCGAGGCTCCCGCCGAAGACCGCATCCTGGTGATTAGCGCCAAGGAAGTTGCCGACCTCCTCGCCACAACCGAGGTGACAAGCAATCTCTTCAACAGCGTTCGTGCGCTCGTTGACGGGGATGTCAATCACTTCCTCGGTTTCAACGTCATCCGTACCGAGCTTCTGCCGGTTGCATCGAACATCCGTTCCTGCATCGCCTACCAGAAGAACAGCGCGGTGTTCGTGGATGGTGGCAAGAAGAGCTACATGGACGTTCTGCCTACGCAGTCCCATGCGCTTCAGATCCGCAGCACAGCGGTTCTCGGAGCCTCCCGTCTCCTTGAGACCGGCGTTGTGAAGATCCTGGCCGACACCACCAAGTAAGTAATCACAAGTCGGGGGTGGGGCGTCCAGCGAGGCGTCCCACCCCTTTCTTTTAACAACTCTAAAGACAATGGATTCCACGACCATCTGCAACCTTGCCCTCTCTAAAATTGGCAATCAGATGATTATGTCGTTGGACGATCCAAGCATTGAAGCTCGGTTCTGCAAGCTGCACTACGCACCCACGCTCGCCTCCCTCCTGCGTATGCACGAATGGAATTGGGCAGTCGGCATGACCCAACTCGCGGCAATGGCAACGCCCCCGGAGTTTGATTGGGATTATTCTTACCAGTTGCCTTCTGATTTTGCCCGTATCCAAACGCTCAACTCTTTTAAGAGCAACGAACCTAATTGTGACTTTGAAATCATTGGCGACAAGTTGATGACTGACGAGTCCACGGCCTACATCACCTACATCAAGGATGTCGTAGACCCTAACCTCTTTGACCCAATCTTCGTTGAGGTTCTTTCCCTAGCTATCGGAGCTAAACTAGCAAAGCCACTAGGAGGCAGCATGGACATCCAGCAGCGCCTTGAAGGTGATTTCAAGCAGATGCTTGGAGAAGCCCGAAGGATTGATGCCGTGGACAACTATCCTCGCCACAAGCCCCTCTGGATCAACTCTGACCTCGTAAAGAGCCGTTATAGCGGGATTTACTAATGATCAGTCAACTGATCTCTAGCTTTAACTCTGGAGAGTGGTCTCCTTACCTGGAGTCACGCACCAACCTTGAGAAGTACCGCAATTCCTGCAAGGTACTGGAGAACTTCATCATTACTCCCTATGGGCCTGCCAACCGTCGTGCAGGCACCGAGTACCTTGGAGAAGCCAAGCTATCCTCCACCCGCTGCCGGCTGATTGGTCTTAATCTATCTGATGCCAACCATGTCGTGATGGAGCTTGGAGTCGGCTACATCCGTTTCTGGAAAAACGGTGCGCTTATTACCAACAGCGGCACCCCGGTTGAAGCAGCCCAGGTCGATTACACCAATACGGCTACCGGCATTACGCCAACTCACCCCTACCAAGAGGCAGACCTCCGAGCCGTTCAAGTCTGCCAGATCAACAACATTGCATACCTTACCCATCCTTCTTACCCGCCCCAACGCTTATCGCGTCTTTCAGATACTTCTTGGACGATTGGTGAGGTTCCTTTTGGGGATGCCTCAATCAAGAATAATTGGGCGCCCATGCTCGACCAGAATACGAGTACGACCACGATTACACCGTCGGCTACCACGGGGTCGGCAATCACGCTGACTGCTTCCACAGGAATCTTCCAGAGTGGTCATGTCGGGAGCTACTACGAGTTAGCCCACCAGAACCCGACCACCTATATCAGTCAAAACATTGACAATACCAATGCCACCAGCGGGACGATCAAGATCCTGGGCAAGTGGAGTCTTCAGACCTTTGGGACATGGACGGCGCAAGTTGACTTGCAGGCGTCTACCGACAACGGCACGACTTGGAAGACGGTTCGTACCTATAAGAGCGCCGGCGACTACAACGCTACCTCCAGCGGAGAGGAATCTGTAGAAACCCTATTCCGCCTTGTGGTGAGTGGATTCAGTGCCACCACCAGCAGCACGGCACCAAGGGTGATGCTTTCCCCTCTTGACCCTACCCTCCGGGGGCTTGTCCGTATCACAGGATTCACCAATTCCACCACGGTTACTGCCAAGGTGCTGAAGACCCTTGGAGGCACAGCAGCTACTTCCCAATGGCGTGAGGGTGCTTTCTCATCCATCCAAGGATACCCTAATGCCGTTGCCCTCCACGATAGCCGCATCATTTATGCCGGCACCGCCAGCAATCCTTCCTCGCTATGGGGTAGCTACAGCAACGATTTCCAGAACTTCAAGCAGGGCGCCTATGACGCTGACTCTTGGTTTTTCACCTTGGCCTCCACTACCGGCGGAGCAATCCAATGGCTTGTCAGTAAGAGCGCCCTCCTGATCGGCACGACTCTTGATGAGTGGTCAATGTCTGCAAGTGACCAGACCCGCCCGATTACCCCTACCAATGTCAATGTGCGTCAGCAGTCCCACTACGGCTCCTCTAGCCTTGGGGCGCAAATCATCAACGACACAATCCTCTATATCCAGCGGATGTCCCGTAAGATCAGGGAACTGGTCTACACCTGGGCAAGCGAGTCTTGGGTCTCTAACGATGTCACCGCCCTAGCCGAGCATACCACCCGCAACGGCATTGTAGAAACTGCTTACCAGCGAGTAACAGACGCAATCCTATGGTTTGTCCGAGGAGATGGTCAGTTGGTCTCTATGACCTACGAGCGAGAGCAGCAAGTGGTGGGCTTTGCCCGTCATATTACCGATGGCACCTTTGAATCGGTTGCCACAATTAACGGAGTCAATGCCGAGGATGAAGTCTGGGTACTGGTCAAGCGCACCATCAATGGTTCCACAAAACGCTATGTGGAACGCTTCAAGCTCGGTATGCGTGACTCCCTGGATACCGCCGACAAGTCTAACTGGTGGTATGTGGATGCCGGCATTCTCAAGACCTATGGTTCCCCTACCTCCACGATCACGGGGCTATCTCACCTAGAGGGCAAGACGGTCTCTGTATGGGCCGACAATGCCGTAGGATCGCTTATTGTGTCCCAACCCACCGTAGTCAGCGGAAGCATCACTCTACAGATTCCTGCGTCCAGGGTGCTTGTTGGTTTGCCCTTCACCTCAACGCTGGTTCCCCAGAGGGTCGATACCAATTTGCAGGACGGCACTTCACAAGGCCGGCGCATGAGGATTCCGCGCATCAACCTCAAGGTCTACCAGTCCACGGGCGGGGAAATCTCTACCGATGGCACCAACTGGCTTCCTCTTGTTTCGCGCACCCTGACCGATGTTATGGACTCCTCGCCCCCGGTGCTGAACGGGTACGAGAGGGCATATGCCTCCTCTAATTGGGCAGATGGCGTTGATCTTTATGTCCGCCAGACGCAGCCGGTTCCCCTTACCGTTGCCGCCCTTGTGGTGAATTTTGAAGTTAGCGAGGCTACACAGAACTAACTTCCTTGCTTTTTATCTGTTAATCTTCTAATAAACGCACTTAAATGGAACTTGCTAACATCAATAATAGGGAGGCACAAGACTTTGTGGAGTCCGTTGTGTCCCGCTGCCCGCAAGTAGAATTGCCTTTGGAGCATATCTTTACGCCGAACCTCTACACAAGGGTCATCCATATGCCGGCGGGGACGGTTGTTTGCAGTCGAGTCCATAAGCACGACTCACCTTTCTTCATCATGGAAGGGCGTTGCTCCCTAGTTGACCATGAAGGCAACAAAGAAGAACTCGTTGCCCCTCATATTGGAGTCACCAAGGCCGGCACCCGCAGGACGATCCTTGTCCATGAAGATACCGTATGGGCGGGATGTTTTGTCACCCAAGAGACTGACCCCGACAAAATCTGTGACATTTTTACCGATGCCGCTAACGAAAGCCTTCTGCCAGAGGGATTTCAGCAGGCTTGCTACGAAAAGCCACGCCTGACGGGTAGCCGCAAGGAGGAATTGCCATGCGCTTCCTAACCCCTCCACAGACATTTGCAGAGGCTATACACCGGCACTTCCCGGTGTACGAGGTCTTTGGGGTAACAGCAGCAGCACTAGGAGCAAGTGCTGCTACTTCTATTGCTATTGGTGCCGCTGGAGCTTCAGCAATAGGTGGGGCGTATAGCGCTTATTCTTCTTCACAGGCACAGGCTAATAATGCCCGTCTAGGCCGAGCAAGCGCCCAAGCACAAGGACAGATTGCCGGCTATCAAGCACAACTCAATTACAAGGTGGCAATGGCGCAAAGTCAGATGCACGCCAATAACGCAGAAGTGCTTCACAACTATGCTCGGTCACAGGAAGTGCAGGGTAACGAGCAGATTAACCGATCCTACGAACAGGAGCAGGCCGCAAATAGCCAAGTAGAAGCCGCATATGGAGCAAGTGGTATTGCCGGTGATACTGGAAGCCCTCTCATGGTTGAAGCTCACAATGCTGGCATGGCGCAGCTTTCGCGCATGGATCAGGCGTACAAGACTAACCTTTCCGCCCTGGACACCGATTGGAAGGGAACGCTTGAGACTTACCAGAGTCAGGTGCAAGCCGAGCTTGCCAAGCAATACCAATACGGGGCCGATGTTGCCGCATGGCAGGGTGGCGCTATGGCTGATTACGCCTACAACAACGCTATGGATGCCGCAAATAACACGGCAGTCAGCGGGTACATTAGCGCAACAGGAAGCCTTTTAAGTGCCGCCGGTGGCTTTATGAAACCTAGCACAACAGGAGGGCTTGGTGCTGGAACAAGATCAACACCAACGCAATTAACAAAAGCATGGGGGCTTTCTGCTGGAGAGTTTTAATTTATGGCACAGATCCCTTTAGCACAGATTCCCAATGCTCCTGACCTCGCCTCGATGTCGGCTCCGCAGACAAATAGCGTCAATATACCTACGGTTGACTTTACCCAAGAGCGCAGGGAGGTAGCTAGGGCTTACTCTTCAGCGGAGCAAAACTCCAATAATGCCGGCTTTATTGGAAAGGCTATTGCTGGTGTTGGAGATCAAGTTGGCAAGGTTGCAAATAGCTATATGAAGCAACAGGAGGATCTTCAAGCAACAGCGGCAAAAGCAGAGTTTGAAGGGCTTAATAAAACAGCAATGGATCAAGTTGCAACCAGCATTGATCCTACTCAACCGCATACCTTTCTTGGCGCATACAACCAAGCATATCAATCAGTAGACGATTGGTATAAAGCGCAGCCTGCAAACATTCAAAGAGCTGTATATCCTGACTACATTCATGCTCGTTACATGAATCAGGCTAATGTTGGTATTCTTGCCAATAAAACGCAGATTGCAAATGACAGGGACAATACTTTGGCTCAAGTAAATCAGTTGGCTTCTAATGGAGATTACGGAACAGCATATTCACTTGTGGATGGATTGCTGCATTCCAATGTCATTGATAAAGACAAGAAAAACGAGATTTACTCACAAATTGATGGCACAAGGCAGCAAACTCAAATCAATCAATGGATTCAATCTGATCCAGACAAAGCAATCAGCACATTAAAACAAGCCGTTGATACAGGATCAACGCTTCCCGGTTTTGATCAGATTAGAGGCAAAGAGCTTGAAAATAAGTTGAAAGTTGCTCAAGGAGTCAAAAATTGGCAGACCATCAATGCTCAAACAAAAGTTTCTTCATGGGTAGATGAAAACAATGGAAAACTTACCATGCAGGCTATTGAGGCTTCTGCTGGATTTAAGGCTCTTGATGATGCCGGAAAACAAGCAGTAAGAGACCAATTCTTAAACAAGTATGTTGCTGGCACAGAGGAAGGAGCCGCAGCAACCGCAAGTGCTATCGGAAGCGTAAAGCAATACAATCCATCCCTTGACCCTGATTTCTCAAATCTAAAAGACCTTACCAATCAACTAATCGGAACTGTTCCACAGAATGAACGGCAACCATTGCTAGATGAGTTGACCAAAAAGCACGATGACTTTCTCAAAAACGGAGGTCGAGTGCCTTTTGACAAACAGATCATAACAGACATTCATGGACAGATTCATCAAATGTATTCTTCTGGGGCGCTAGATGATCGCGCACGGTTTGCAAAAGGTACTCCAGAATACAACAAGGAAGTCCAAAAGGGTCTTCAAAAATACCAGTATTATGTGAACCAATGGGACAAGATGTCGGCAGAAAACCCTGGTAATCTTGGTGAGGCACAGCAGAACTTCAATCAAGTCATTATGAAGGATGATGCCAAGAACTCAATTAAGCCGGTTCAACCTTCCTCTGGGGGTGGCATCTTAAACTTTTTAAGGGGATCAAAACCTCAACAGCCATCATGGATGCAATCTTCTAACGATGGTTTTCAGCCTATAGGTGATAAGGCATGGTCGGTAACTTCCTATGGATACCCTGGGGATTCTACTCCTGATGACAATAGCAAAGCCGGTATTGGCGCCTTCACCAAACACCTGACCCGTGACAGCTTTGGAACAAGCTACGATGTTGAGGATAAATTGCGTCAAGCAGGCGTTAAGCCTGGAGACAAAGTTGATTTCAAATTGTCCAACGGACAAGTCGTGACAAAGATATGGCATGACCGAGGAGCAACACCGGAGCAGGCTCGTAGAATGGGTCTACGCAATTACTACGGAAGAGTTGATTTATACTCTCCAGATGCCCCGCACGAATTAGCCAAACAAGGCGTTAAGGTTGTAGGATTCAAACCCTATATCGAAAATGGGCAGGGTTAGGGTTTAGAAATCGTATATCCTAGCGGCCCCATGTCGCGGATGGTTGACCCATCGCTACCTTTCCAAACGCCTGGATTCACTTCCATGACCGTAATTGAAGAAGGTGTTGAGACGGGCTGTTGAACAACCACAACCGGCCTAGTTGCAATTTCAATCTGTGTCTGTGCAACATTTCGCTGGAACTCTTCCATTGGCGTTTCAGCAAACGCACTTCCTGCCAGTAGCATCGCAATGAGAATCGGCATGGTCTTCATTGGATAATTATCGCTCCGCTAACGGCATAGCGTCAAGGGATTCCGCTTGCCACTAAACTAACATCAGAGTAATTGTGCATAACTCATGGCCGAAAACGACCCTTTTAGCACTCAACCTACCTCTGTTGATACCCTTGACCAGTTGCAAACGCAGCAGGCAGTCAACAAGTTTGAAGACCTTTCTAGGTCTCCCCTACCCCAAGAAATCAACCAGGCTACAGATACACGGGTCTTTGGTGAGGATCTTTCCCATACCAAGGCATACCAGCAGGAGCAAGGTCTAGTTTTTTCCATGCTGAAAGACCCTGCCAACCTTGGTGGGATGGCAAATGACACAGTAAAGAAATCCAATTCTTACGCTGATCCCCAAGCATTTAGGGATATGGCAGTAAATATGAGGGCGCTTTCTTTCCTGACCGGCGCACCGATTGACGAGGTATCTGAAGGGTATGACCGATTTAAGAAAGGATTTGCCGCGCAAATGGGATGGCAACCGACCAAGAGTGATTCCGACTTTCGATCCAAGCTACAGGCTCATTTTGAACAGGAGGACGCTAGGAAGCAGGCAGTTACCAACCTTCAAAATAAAGCAGTCCAAGATGCCGTATCGTTTGCCGATCAGGGCATGGGACGCAATCCCCTCTCCGCTTTCAGCGAGTGGCAACAGAACGAGTATGCCGGTCTCAAAGGAATCCCAGAGGCGCAGCAGTTGCAGATTTTTAATCAGGTGTATTTGCCTGTTCAGCAGCAGATGAACACCCCAGAGGGTGCGCTTGCCAAGGAGATCGTGGACACATTTCACAAGGGGAACGAAATCACCCGCCCTGTTGCTGAAAGCGCCACGGGATTGATTGACAAGTTGTCTGGGTACTCTGACGAGCAACGCAAACAAGTCTACGCATTGGCTAACACCTATGCCCAGACGCTTGCCCCTACTGCATCCATCAACAACCCCCTCTGGAATATGGGGCAAAGTCTGTTGCGTACTACCGGCAATATGTCGGCTTCCATAAGCACGGCAGCGCAGCGGGTCTATACTGCCGCCCAGATCAAAGATGCAGAGCATGGCGGGGCGCAAGGCGAGATTAACGAGGTTAATGGATTGCCATCCACCCCCGACACGCAAGGGATTGAGGCCGGTCAGCAGAAGATTAAGAATCTCTCCATTGCCGCCGAGCTTCGTCAGGCGTCTCAAGGCATGAATGACCTTCCCCTTGGGTATGGTCTACCTGGGATTATCAACAAGAGCATTTCCTCGGCGCTGAATGCCACCCCGTACATTGCCGCTTTTGCCGCCGATCCTATTGTCGGAGTTGGTTTGATGTACGGAAGCACGGTTGCCGACCAGCAGCAGCGAATCCTAGCCAATAACCCCAACATGAGCATTGGTAAGGCTACTTTGATGGCAGAGGCATATGCCGCCCCCATGTCGGCGCTGATGTCTATCTCTCTACCTGGAGTATCGGGAATCTTTCCTGCCGTGGAGCGTACCCTAGCGCAGTTTGCCGCTGAAGGTACTGCCGCAAATTATGCTGCCCATGTCGCCATTGGAACTGCCGGCATGGATTTTTCTAGCCTATCCCAAATTGCCGGTGACGCCATCTCGCAGGCTATCGACAAGGATTTCAACCCTGGTGCATCAGTAAAAGAGCAGTTGATTGAGTTGTGGAAGTCACAACCAGAACTTCTTGGTTCAATGATGTTCCTGTCTGCTATCGGAGCCGGCAAGACCTACCACGATACAGATCAGGTTGCCGCCCTAGCCAAAGTGGTCGGAGATACCAAGACGCTGAAGAAATACGGATTCAGCGACGAACAGATCAGCAAGATTCAGTCTACCCCTCTGAACGAGGTGCAGGGTGTCATTGCCGAGGAAGCCGGCAAGCGCACCCCGGAGAACATTGCTAGTGGGATTTCCCAAGCTCGAAAGGATGGTCAGGCGACCAAAGATGCCGCTGAAAGCCATGAGACCCCTACCCTGACCACAACTGATGACGGCACCCATGTCATCATGGCCCCAGACGGGAATGGTGGGATGCAGGAGGTCTACCGCACCAAGGATCAGGATGCCGCTATGCAAGCCTTGGCAATGGCGTACAAAGCGCATGATGAGGGGCAACTCAAAACCCTGCATGAAACCATCCGCTACTTTGAGCAGGCCGATAAAGAGCAAAGAGTAGAGGGACGCACCTACGAAACCAAGTTGACCCCTGATAAGGAAAAGGTCACTTTCCAAGATATGCTTGAGCAGGGCATCCCGCTTGAGCAGTTGAAAGAACGCATGAGGATTGCCGGCATCCATGAGGACACGGCTCTTTCTGATGTTGTTGTGGACGGCATGACCAAGGGCGATCAGTACCAGGATGTCATCAGGGTACTTAACTCTAACCCCCGCACCGCAATCCATGAGAGGCTAGATGCCACCACAACCCGCGCCCTGGATAGCGGGAAGGTCTCTGATGAGCAGATGACCAAATGGATCAGACAGACCGAGGAGGCCACGGGTCACAAATACCTTTCCAGCGAGACCCCTACCCGTCAGGAGATCATCGAAGCTGTCACCTCGATTGGTGAGGAGTATGCCGCCGGTCACTTTGCCAACCGTGAGGCCGCGCCTAGCGCATTGAAAGGTTACTTCAAGGCAATGGTACGCTACTTCAACAACATCCTTTCCCGCGCCAAGGTGCTGCACAACGGCATCAAGGAAGGTAAGATTGACGCCAATTTTGAACAGCATCTAGCCGAGGGAATTGGTTTGCCTATCACCGAGCGCCTTGCGCCGGCAGAGGCAAAGGCTAAAGCGGAACTGATGGGCGAAAAAGTTGCTGATGCCGGTTTAGAACAAGGAACGCTTTTCAGTATTCGCAAAGCATCTGAAACAGCATTGGCAAAATCGGAAGAGTTTAAGAAATCAGCAGATGCAGCCGAAGATGAGTTTTGGCAAAATGTTTGGCCTAAAGCCCTTAAGGAAGCCGGCTACACGCTCAAAGCATCATTAAAGAATCTCAAAACAGCAGCAGAAAAAAGCCTTCCGCATATCCTGGAGTGGCTAAAAGAAAATCCTCAATACATTGATTATTATCACAAGGATTGGGAACTAACTAAAGCGCACCTACAGGATGCTATACCAGGGTTTAATGATGAGGATCTTCATGCGTTTCGCCTGTTCACGGGAATTACTTCTCCCAACACTCTGCTTGCTGGAAATCTGAAAGATGCCGTTCAGTTGATTAACCTTTGGAAAAAAGAAGGTTCAATCAAGTCCATGAAATGGGAATGGTCAGCAAAGGGAAATAGAAAAGTTGGCGAAGGAAACCCATTCACCCTGGAATCCACTACTGGTGCCGGCAAGATATTTGCAGCCCATGCACTTGAGGATTTCTATTCCAAGTTGGGATCATGGAAAGCAGTAAATGATTTTCTGCATGAGGGTGTAACAACAAAAGAACTTAATGAAGTAAACCGTGAAGCGGGATATAAAGGTAGCGTTGGTGATATTGGTAAGATTCGCGAGGTTGTCATGCAGGCAACAGGGCAGGATGAGCTTATTCCAAGAATGTTTATTTTTGGCCCCAAGGTTGGTGCCTACACATTAAACACAACAGGGGATGACCGATTCACCACAACGGACATCTGGGAAGCCAGGTTTATCAGGTCTCATTTCCCAGAAATGTTCAAAGATGGAACGGGATTACCCGTCAATGTTGATGAGCATGAAATCTTCCAGAAGTTTGCCAATTCATTTAATGAACTATTCCAACAAGAAACTGGACTAGATTTGCCGCCATCTGCATTGCAAGCAGTCCGATGGTTTTACATGATTGACTCGGCAAAGAGGGCCGGCTATCGTTACGCCAAGACAGATGGATCAATCTCCGACTACACAAAACAAGCAATCAAGTCCAAGCTCGGAATCGATCTTGGATCTGATTCGTCGCGTCGGGGACAAGGCAACGGAGCAGACTCGCAAGGAAATCAAGAGCAAGGCAAAGGCAATTCAGTAGCTTTTTCCATCCGCGACCGTGACGAGGCAGGCAATCGCAAGGCCATCTCTAGGCAATGGGGCAGTTTCCCTAAAGGCACAGAGGTTGAGGTAATCGGAGAACGCAGCAAAGACCCGCTAGACACTAATCTCTTGGTGAGATTCCCAGATGGCACAGAGGAGAAGTTTCCGATGGATTGGCTGAAGACGCCCAAGGGTCAAATGACAGCACCTAAAGAATCCCTTCCGCAGTTGGTCAATAGGCTAGGAAGAGACGGGGTAAATGACTTGCTGGCTGAATGGAATGACGCCGAATTAAGTCCTGACGGGAACTTTATCATGGGTGTAGTTGACCCCCGTTCCTCTATGAAGTTGGAAAGGATTCCTGTGAGGGAGTTCCTTGATTGGGTGCAGGAAAACAATTCCAACAAGGACTCCAACACCTCCTTCTCCATCCGCGCCCGTGACGAGGCTTACGATGCGGCAGTCAAGTCAGGCGACGAGGCAGAGCAGCAGAGGCTAGTTGACGAGGCGATTCCTAAAAGGGAAGTGCAAGTTCTTTTACGAGATCAATTTCATCACGGAGACCAGAACGATTATGATGAAGCAGTTGAGCTTTGGCGAGAAAGGCAGGATGCCGTTTCTGGCAAATATCCAGATACTATCATTGTAAAATTCAAAGACATCCCATCAGGACTTTCTTGGTTAATTGAAGAAAACGCAGGAGCAGATTTTGATCCTAATGAACTACTCAAATTGACATGGAAAGATGCTGGGAAAAGCGAAGGGCAAGACTCTCCCATGATCAAAGTGCAGTTTAGTGATACCGACTACGAGAACACAAAACCCATTGTCTACAACGATGCCGGCAATGTAATCCCGCTTTCGCAGAGGTTCAACCCAGATAGCAACGACATTCGTTTTTCAATTTCCACCCGTGCAGATCAGGAACGAGTCCAACAGGAGCTAGAGAAGCGCATTGCCTCTTCCCCTACTGCTAGGACGAGGATCTTTGAGAATGCCGCCAAACGGTTTGAGGCTATCACGGCACGGCAAGATAAGGTCATGGAGGCTTTCGCTGAAGGCAAGGCCAGTAGCGCCGAGGTCATCCGAAAAGACATGGAAAGCAACCTTGTTGAGCTTAACGCTATCATGTCCGCCCTGCCCGCTGAAGTTAGGGCATCCCTCACTCGTAACTGGCGTAACCCTGGCACCGGCGAGGGCGGAAACATTTATACCAAGTACGCTTCCCTAGGCAGCGACAAGGCAAAGGCTGACTTCTTGATCAAGACTATCCAGAAGGCAAGTGACCTGATTGACCACCAACTCCGAGCCGAATATGTAGACCGTGCCTATCGTCTATACGATGCCGCGCAACCCAAGAATGAGCGAGGCACAGGCCCCAAGGGTAAGCTAGGCGCTGAAGGTCACGCCATCGTCAATGAGGTAGGTTCCCTCTGGCATATGACCGCAGCCGAGGTCTCTAACTACATCAAGACCCGTCAGGCTGAAATGGACACCATTGACTCTGGTGACTCCCCATTAAGCTCCGAGGATTCCATCACCCGCCGGCAGGAGCTTTTTAACGAAATCCTGCTTGCCCAGATTCACGGTAACTTCTCGCCTTGGGATTCCAAAGGCAAGCTGAAGGGGCAAGATAACCCTGACATGAATGCCGAGCAGTCGGCGCTGGCGCTGGAGTCACTACAGGGGATCATCCGAGAGGGGCGCTACGATTGGAATCAGCAACTTGTCGCAAGGCGTGATTGGGTAAAATCCGAGCAGCAAAAAGCTATTGAGGCTATCAATGGCAAGGAAGCGACCACCTCGGAGATCAATCAATCCAAAGAAAAGGACGCCGGTATCCTTGCTGGCATTGACGCCTACCTAGACACGCACTTCACTAGGGCGCAGTTGCTTGACCATATTCTAGGTCAGGAGCAAGCGGCATACTGGAAGCGCAGGATCTACGATGCTGCCAATGCAGAGCATGACCGCAACCATGCTACCGATATCAGAGATACCCGTAGTCTCTTACAGGCAATCTTTGGAGCCGACACCAAGGATAGCGTTGTCAACCGCACAAAACTCCAGATGGCGCTTTCCAAGCTATCGGGGCGCAAAGACACCGGCATTGAGGTTGAGGAAAACCGCAAGTTCCAAAAGAACAAGATTGAGCGAATCACGGCAGAGGGATATGTCCAGAACCCCTCTACCTGGAAAGGCTCCAGCGCTGACTTGGAATACATGGCAAGGACGCTTGCCGGTCTTAAATCCACCAGCAGAGTCAAGTATCTAGAGGTCAGGGAGCAAGTTCCCGACTCCGGGGAAAAGGTCAAACTGCACCTTTCCGAGATGGAAGCTATTCAACGCCTCCTTTCATGGCGTCAGGCAGATGCCCGTCCATCCCTTGAGTATAGCGGCATGACCCAAGAGGTAGCCGACAAGTTGGAAGCCTTTGTCAACAAGACGGCAGCAGGCCGCGCCTATTACGACTACCTCAAGAAAGCCTACGACAACTACGACGAGATCAACGCCAAGTTCAAAGAGGTCTTTGGGGTAGATATGCCCAGGGTTAAGAACTATGCAACCTTGGTTTGGGATACTTCCAAGTCGCAGGACAAAGCAAAGGATTTAGATGGGGAGCATGGAGGCGGTGCCAGCATGACGCCTAGCTTTGGCATCTCCCGTCAGAACCATGCCGCCAAAATCCGAGATGAGAATGCCTGGTTGGTCTATCAGGCACATATGCGTCAGGTGAACTACTGGCTGACCCATGTTGACCTTAACCGAGACATGAGGGCGATCCTTGGAAACGCCGATGTCCTCCGGGCGGCACAGGCAAAGAAGGTTTCCTACCGTGATGCCCTCAAGGAAATCTCTGGATTTATTGGAAAGGAGAAAGCAAGCGCCGGCGAGTTGCTTGGCATGAATGGTGAAATTGCCCGTGAAGCTGCCAACTACCTTGGAACAAGCGTTCTTGGCTACAATGCCAAAGTCACGCTGAAGCACCTTATCCCTTCCATGTCATCATCTATGATGCTGGCACCTGACGAGTTTGTGGGGTCTCTGACGAGAGTGCTGACGGGTCAGGCTATCAAACCAGTATGGGGTAAGGATGGCATGATCAACTCCCGTGAGGTGCTACGATTCCTAGAGGCTTCCCATAGCAACAATGACCGAGAGGCTATCAAGGCAGGTTCCAAGCCGGCGCCTATCCGCAATGCTATCCTTGCTGGTAAGGCTATCGGAGAGGTTGGGCATTCTTGGATTCCAGCGTTTGTCCACCAGGCTAACGCTATCTCTTCTGCAATCGCCTATGATGCTTCATACCATAGCGCAATCAAGGAAGGGCTGACCGAGGCACAAGCCCATGAGGTTGCCCGTGCAAAGACTGACGAGATCCTTCACCAGACCAATCCTGTAGGGTTTGGCATTGATCGACCAGCAGGAGAGGCAGGGAATGCCCTTATGCGCTTCCTAGCCAACTTTGCCGGCCCTGTGCGCCAGCGGTTTGGAATCGTTGCCCATGAAGTTAAAACTACCCCCCGTGATTTGCGTGAAGCTAACGGAGTCGGAGAAAAGGCAAAGGTCATTGGCGACAAAGCCTGGAAGCTATCAACGGCATGGGTTTTGTCGGGCGTAATGGAAGCCGCAATCCTCCAAGGATTCGCAGCACTCGCAGGCTCACAGCAAGAAAAGGAAGACGCCAACTCTTTGAGTGAGTACCTTGCCGCTGCCGTTGCTGGCCCTACATACGGTATTTACTGGTTGGGCGCTGGTCTCTCTGGGCTAATCAAAGACAAGATCACAGGCAAACACGCTTTCCTGACTACCGGCAATCCCCTCTTGGATAAGTTCACGGGTGCCTATCGTAGTGCCAAGAAGGTCATTACAAAGCCAGCGCAAGCCGAGGCAGAGGATTACATTTCCACAGGCAAGGCTGCTATTGATGCTGTTGCCATGATGTTCCTATTCGCTCGTCAGTATGGCATTGCCAAAGCCCTTGGAGGTATCTCGGCTATGGGCAATGTTGCCAAGACAGGAACCCATGCCGCCAGAAATGCAGGGATCATGGATCAAAGCACAAAGCCGGTTAAGCATAACAGAGGCATTTTAGACTAAACATTCCTCTTGCCGAAACTAACATAGGAGTTTAGTAGTAGCGGCAATGTCCGTTTCTACGACGATTTCTTCAGTTAGTTATGCTGGAAATGCCTCCACAAGTGCGGCATATCCTACGACTTTCCCCTTCTTTGACGCTGCTGACCTTTCTGTAGTGGTTAATGCCGTCGGTGTGCCTACTACCCTTGCCCTCGGTAGCGGTTACTCTGTAACTGGTGGAGCCGGTTCTACTGGTAGCATTACAACGACTTCTGCCGTTCCTAGCACCTCTACGGTCATTATTACTCGCTCGACTGCCAAGACGCAGTTGACTAGCTACACGACCGGGGATCGCTTTCCTGCATCTGCCCAGGAGAAGGCTCTTGATAAGCTGACCATGCTCGTACAGGAGGCTACGGCAAACAATGTCCCCTCCTCCGCCTCGGCTGCTGGTACTGCTCCCTATGTGCTTGGCTTGAGCGCAGTTGGAGGAACCCCTACATGGACGCCCCAGACTGCTGCCGCTATTGCTGATGGTGCAATTACTTCTGCAAAGATCGCCGCCGCTGCTGTGACCCCTGCAAAGCTATCGGCTAATGGAAATATCACTTGGGACGCATCTGGCAACATCACGGCACCGAGCTTCACGGGTAGCGTTAATGGCAATGCCACGACTGCCACAACTGCAAGCGGAGTTGTTGCCAACTCTGTGACTCCTGCCGGCCTTGCTGGATCAGTAGGCGCAAACGCCTGGGTCAGCAAGACTGCCAACTACACGGCATCCACGGGTGACCGGATCGAGGCAGACACGACATCCTCATCGTTCACGATCACCCTTCCAGCATCTCCGGTTCTAGGAAGCATGGTCACGATTGCTGACTCTGGACGCACTTGGGCAACAAACAACCTAATGGTCTCGCGTAATGCAAGCACCATTGAGGGATTAAGTGAGGATCTTGTTTGCAATGTCTCGGGCAAGCGTATCGCAGTAATTTACAACGGAAGCACTTGGAGGATCTATTGATATGAATCTCGACACTCTCATTGGCTCTGGAGCCAAACCTTACTTGGAATACGGATGGGTCTGCGCTCCGAATGCAGCAGGGCAATCTATCACAGCCAACACAGTTACGACTCTGACAGTTGATACAGAGGTTGCCGACTCGGGAAATTACGGGTCAGTAGCTTCCAATCAGATCACGCTTGCTAGTGGAACCTACTATTTCAAAGCACAAACACCTGTAAGCTCTGGAGCCCCGACAGACGGAGGAAGACTTATCGCAATCCTGTCCTTGTTCAATTCTACATCTTCTTCGTATATCACTAGAAGTTCCCGATCTGATGGGTATGCAACAAATGTGCATTTGGTTTCTATTGAAGGACAATTTACAATCTCTTCGTCATCTGTCTTTGAGCTTCGTCTTCTAGGTCAATCTTATCAAGGAACGCTTACAATCGGAGAAGCCTCTCAATACGTTGCGCTCACCAACTCAACGGCAGGTCTTAATCAGCGCACCACGATCAAGCTCTGGAAGCTCGCTTAACCATGAGCAAAGAAGACTATCTCAAAACCGTCTGGGGTGCTGCTTGTGCAAGGCTAGGATACCCCGTCTGCAATGCCTACTTCTATCGTGAAGAGGGTGTACCCAAGAAAGTCACCGATGCCCAGATCACCGCGCAAGCAGAGATCATCCTTGAAGAAATGGCTAACCCGCCTGCATCTGTTGATCCAGTTCCCGCCCCTGCACCCGTAACCCCATAACACCATGCCCACACTCGAAACCCACCCCCAATCCTCAAACGACCTCACCATCGAAACCTTCTCCGAAGCCGAGGTGATCGTCGCCCCCGTTGAATCTCCTGCAGAGGAAGCACCCGCTCCCGTCGAGAAAAAGAAGTAGTCATGTCAGACTTCCTCAATCCGCACCTTCAGCGTCCCGCGATCCGCTGGACTGCCGGTGACGCTCTCCCTGCGATTGAGCAGACCGGCCCCGCTGCGCCCCTGCTGATTGACAAGACCACGGGTCGGTTGATGGTTGACGCACTCGGCGCAAGTGCCGCCGACCTTTCAATTATTCAAGGGCAGCTTTCTACGATTACGGGAATTGAGACGGCAAGTGCTGCTGATATTGCGGCGGTCAAAACCCAGCTTGCCACGGGTAGCGTTGCCGTCACGGGTGGTGGAGGTGGTGGAGGTGGCGTCGGTGGTGCAAGTGCAGCCTATAACGCCACCCTTCCGACCTACACCAGCGGGGCTTCTTCCACACTCCAGACCGATGTGAACGGAAGGTTAATTACTACGGGGGGATTGACGGATACCCAGCTTCGAGCCTCGCCGGTGCCTGTTTCGGCGTCAACCATGCCGTTGCCTAGTGGTGCAGCTACTTCGGCTAATCAAACAACGGGAAACACTTCACTCTCTACCATTGCGACCAACACGGGAAACATCCCTGTACCTATCTCTGGTCGAATCCCTGTTGACGGATCGGGAGTTACTCAACCCGTATCGGGAACGGTTGCAATATCTGGCACCGTCCCAGTTTCTGGCACCTTCTATCAGGCCACTCAACCTGTATCAGGCACCGTAACTGCGAATGTGCAGGGTGGCAACTCCACCGCAGTTAAAGTGGATGGGACTGCCGCAATTCAGCTAGGCAGCGGTGTTGTTACGGCCACGACCCAGCGGGTGACTTTAGCGACGGACGGCCCCGAAGTTACAAACAGCACCGCAATCAAAAATTCGGTAGCAAACATTCCTGCAAAAGGCGCGGCGACGATTGCTAACTCTACTCCCGTCAACATCGCCAGCGACCAGACTGTTCCAGTTTCCCTTGCCTCTGTGCCGTCTCACGCCGTCACCAACGCTGGCACCTTCGCCGTACAGCCCAGCGCAGGCGACCTGACTAGCGGAAATGCCAAGACACAGATTGTCAATGGCGCTAACACCCTTGCGGTCAACTCAGACGGTTCTATCGTCGTCAATGGCAACCTTGGCCCCGCTTTAACCTATACTGCCACGGGTGCTGTTTCTATTAACACGCTGGCAATTAACAGCACCGATGTTTCCGCATACCGAACAGTTTCGGTTCAAGTGTCTTCACTAGGTAGTGGTGGGACAATCGCCGCCGAACTTTCAAACGACAACTCAACATGGGTAATCGCCTATGTTCAAAACGACATCAATTCGACTAACGGAATTGTTTCATCCTTTAATGCTGCTGGCATCTGGAGACTCAGCACAAATGGAGCAAGATATTTTCGCATCCGTTTCAGCGTTGCTCAAACATCTGGAACCACCACGATTACTGCCTATCCATCGTTTCAACCGATTAACCCAACTATTGGGTCAACTACGGTTAGCAACACAATTAGCGTTTTACCTCAAGTCAGTCAAAATTTTGGCTTTAGCGCGTTCCATACGTTGATTTCCGCTTCAGGAACCAACGCCACACTTGTTAAAAACTCAACTGGGGTTCTTGGAACTTGCATTCTGACAAACACAACGGCGGCGGTAAAATATGTGAAGTTTTTCAATAGCGCTTCCGCTCCTACGGTCGGAACATCAACCCCCGTCATCCAATTTGCGATCCAAGCAAACCAAACGCTTGATGTTTCGACGGCATTTGTGGGGATGAGGTTTTCAGCAGGCATTTCTTACGCCATCACAGCAGGTTCTGCGCTTCTCGACACGACTGCTGTCGCCGCTGGCGATATCCTAGTCAACATTACCTATGTCTAACCTGACCTTAAAAACCACAGGAGACGAGTTCTGGGACAGGGTGGCGGCCCTCGTCGCTGGCGAGTCTGGCGAGGTGGTCGGCTCTCCCGTCACGGACGGGAAGCAGTTCTACAACGCCGTGTTCGCATCTTACGGAGAGGTCACATGGATTCCTGCCGAGTGTGCCGAAATTTCAGAACCCTAATGAAACTCTTCCGCGACCTTTGGCTCTTTATCCGCTGCTACCCGATTGCCAAGGGTAAGGTGCTGAACCTTTCTGGGGATAACTACCCTGGAGTTGTCCGCACCCAGATCGCGTACAACAAGGTTCGCACCGATCTTGTGCGGAAAGGTTGGGCAGATGACAACATCACCGGCGCCATCATCTACATTTCGGTCAGTCTCGCCTACCTACTAAATCGCTGATTTTATAGCGGTTTCTCTTGCCGATTTAACATCTCTTGGTTAGATGATGTTAAATGAACGGCACCGCAACGCTTCCTCACCCAATTATGCTGACCCTATCAGGGGTCGGTGCTTGTGCTGGCGCGGTTGCCCTTCTTACTTACTTCACGGTCTATGCCGTACTTCCCGCCCGAATTGAAAGGGTAGAGGAATCCAATAAATTACAAGACGCAAAGATTAACGAGATCCAAGTAGATAACGCACAGAGGCGTGAACTTTTAGCGGCGGCACTTGCCACGCTTCAGCAGATAGACCAGCGCACCAAGCGCATTGAAGACCACATTCTGAAGTAATGCCATGAAAACGCTTCCCCTCCTGGGGTGCCTCATTCTAGCCGGTTGTGCTACTCACAAGATTGAGTACCCGTACACCGCCCCATCGGTTGTCGCTGTTAAGACCAATCTTGAGCGCCTAAAGCCTCTGGTATCAGCACAGGGCAAAGAGGTTGTTAAGGAGCTAGAGACCTCGGTGAACAACTACGAGGCCCAAGTAGTCGAGCAGTCAAAGGTACTGGCCCAAGCACAGAATGACGCGAACTACTGGCATGATAAGCAAGTCAAAGCCCTTGGTCAGCTTTGGTGGTGGAGAGGCTTGGCTATCGCAATAGCCGCCGGCATAGCCCTCTACATTGGACTCAAGACTTCTTGGAGGTTTTTCCTATGAGGGAATGGTTGAGCAAAGCCCTCTGCGAAAGCAACGGCTCCCCATCCTCATTGCGTATCGCCCTTTGGGTGGTAGTCGCCCTGATCGGTGGTCTGGTGGCTTATTTCATTGCACAGAACGCTTTGCATCACGCTTCAGTCGATTGCCCCAAGAACCTAGCTGACCTCTTGAGCGTCACCATTGGGAGTCTTTCCGCTGCCAAGCTCTCCTCAAAGTTTGCCGAGGAGCGCCCACCTCGCACCCCCTCCCCTAGAGATTTAGACGCATGAAGATTCGAGACATCAAAGACGCCGCCTCCGAGGAGTCAGAGGCTTTCAAACGCTGGCTAGACTTCTGCTTGGAATGGGAAGTTGAGACTGACCATGCCGGCAATATCAAAGCCGAGGAGCTAGGAGACGGCGCCGGGATCACCATTGCTGGTCTGACCACCCGTGATGACGGCATTCCCAACATCGTTGAAGACCTCACGCCACAAAGCATCGTTGATGGGTACTACACCTATTGGGTGAAGACCGAGGGGCTTCCCTCGCTCCTTCTGCCCATCATGGGTAACTACTTCCTCAACCTAGGACAGAAGCCTGCCGTGAGACTCCTGCAACGCTCCCTCCAAGACTACGGGGAGGAGGTCGTGATAGACGGGGTAATGGGCGACAACACCAGGGCAGCAACTTTTCGAGTCACCCCGGTTGAAGACCTCGCTCGTGCCGTCATCAACAAAGTTGACAGGCATTACCGAGCTATAGCCGTAGGCGGGAACAAAGAACGCTTCCTCAAGGGATGGATCAACCGCAACAACGCACTTGCCGACACATTCCTGCCAGCATGATCACTCCCGAAAATGATGCTTCCCAGATATGGGAAGACGCCGCCGCCAAGGGTATTGCCAAGTACCTCAAGGGGCAGGCTGAACACAAGACTGCCTTCTGGTCTGCCGGCGCCGGTTGGTATGCCAACGAGCTAGAGAACGAGACGCTCGACCTGGTGAGCTACTTCTACCATTTACGCCAGCGCATCAAGGCGATTAGCGCCCTTTCGCTAATGATGGAAGCCGAGGAGATCAGCCTCCGAGACGCCTCATCCCTTCTCAAAGACCTTGCAAGCGATCACCCCCCCAGGCCCCGTCGCAAACAATCCAAGGACTGATGGCAAATATAACCCACCGCTGGCGCAGGATTTTGGCGATTTCCTGCAGTCATGCTCGATATGTAGATAAGGAAGCCTGGAAAGCCGTGATGACCTTTAAGGAGCGATTCAAGCCGATAACCACAATCCATTGCGGTGACTTCGTAGACCTCACAAGTCTGATGAGTGGGGCAAAAGGAGTCTCGGAAGCGGAGCCGCTTATCCCTGACATAGACACCGGCCTGCAACATCTACGCGAATTGCGCCCCCAGATCGTATTGGCAGGCAACCATGAGGTGAGAGCGTTTAAGGCTAGGTCATCACCCAATGCCCCGGTTGCCTATGCTGCCCACAAAATCGTTGAGGCTATGGAGCAGACTTGCCAAAAGCTCAAAGCCCGTCTCGTCCCCTACGATGGCGTTTTCCAATGCGTTGACATTGCCGATATTGGATTTTCGCATGGGTCAATTTTTAACGAAATGGCGGCAAGAGATCAGGCCGAAATGATGTGTAACGCCACCCGTCGCAAAGCGGTATTTGGGCATACCCATAAGGTATCCATTCAGTCAGCTAGAACAATCAACGGAGGCACCGGCTACAACATTGGCACCCTTACTCAACGAGGGGCTATGGATTATGCCAACACCCATCGCGCCACCCTTGCATGGACGCAAGCATTCCTGTGGGGCGAATACTGCGAGGAATTGAATCAAAGCTCACTCCACATAACCCAACGCAACCCTAACGAGACATGGCGACTGCCCCTGTAAAAACCGCAAACGATTGGCTCCAGATCCTAGCCGCCGCTGGCAAGAGAACAGAAGATAAAGTGCCACCAGGCTTTAAGTCTGCCACTCAAATTGCCAAGGAGACCGGCAAAAGCGAAACGCAAGTCAGGAAGTATCTCCGAGAGGCCGTCAAACTTGGCCTAATTGAAGGTGCCAAGTTCAATGTGAACACAGGCGATAAGCTCTACCCCGTGCCGCATTACCGAATTGTGTGAAACTCCGATGCGAAGCAACCCCGTGGAAATTGCCGCCCAAAACGGCAAAGGAGGTTTTGCGACTTGATCGTATCGCCTTCAGCGAGGATGCGGCAACTGACCTAGAGGATTGCTGGTGGTGGGTAATCCGCAACGAGAATGGCAAAGGAGTGGCTTTTGCTGGTCTGCGCGGGTGCCGGCACCCCAGCAACAAGGGTCTCGCCTACATGGTTCGATCTGGCGTCACTCCAAAGTATCGGGGCAAGGGACTCCAAAAGCGCCTCATTAAAGCCCGTATCAGCATGGCAAGACGGCATGGGTACAAAGAGATCGTCACCTATGTCCTTGCGTGGAATCTGGCGTCGGCAAACTCCTTGATCGGATGTGGATTCAAACTCTACCATCCCGCTGAAAAGTATGCCGGCAGCAAAGCGTTTTATTTTCGAATGCGTCTTACAAACTGACAATGAGGGAGGGTATGGAACCCTCGCGCAAGTGTCAGCGGTTCCGTTTTTACTGACACTTTACACAGAGGAAAGTATAAGTTCGAATCCCTCCCTCACCGCCATTTTCTACTTTTGAGAGAATGGCCCATAGACCCTGATAGAATGGGCTTTCAGACAGCATGACACAACATTTGCAAAAATGAGAAAACATGGCAAAGTGTCAGCAAGTGTCAGCGACTTCCAAACAACGATCACGCCGGTTGACTCCCCGATTCTACCCATCGGAAGGGAGGTGGGCCGTCGATCTTCCCCCCGACATGAACGCCGGTCATCGGGGTAGAAAGTTCTTTAAGCACCAAGAATCTGCTTTTCGCTTCATCGCTAGGTTCATGGCGGTATCGCGTCTTGACGACCTCAAGCAACGGGTTTCCAAGGGCAATACCTCGGACAAGATTGGGGGGCTTGCCTCTCTCTACCTCGCCCACCTCAAGATTGACGGTCTATCCGAAGACGGGATCAAGCAGGCTCGTGCCTGCCTCAAGCGGTTTGTCCTGACCTTCGGAGACCTTACGCCCGACAAGGTGACGGGAGACGATATTGACGATTGGGTAAGCCGGCTTGACTACTCCATCCGAACCATCTGGAACCACTTCTCCCAAGCTCGGCAGTTCTTCAACTGGAAGGAGATCCGCAAGATCGCTCCCGCCTCCCCATTTGAGGATGCCACGACTCCCGATAAGACCGACTCCGATGCAAGGAAACAGATCCTCACGGTTGCCCAAATGAAGGGACTGCTTGCCTTGCCCATTGATGACCCGTGGATCAAATGCAAGATCGTCCTGGGAGGCTTCGCCGGCCTTCGGACGTGCGAGATGTCGAGGATGACCTACGACTGCATTGATGAGGAGTACCAAGAGATCAACGTCAACAAGCACCAGAGCAAGCAGGGAAAGGCAATGCGGCCTCGGTCAATCACCCTACAGGATGCCGTGCTTCGCCACCTTCCCAAGGGAGAAGGCCCGTTGGTTGGAGTCAGCAAGGAATGGAGGCATCACCGAGGGATGCCTGTGGAAGCCAAGCTGGGAGGTGATCGCTTCCCGCAGAATGCACTTCGCCACTCGTTTGCCTCGTATCATTTGGCACACTTCCGAGACGCTTCCAAGACTGCCTTTGAGATGGGGCATACCTCCCCTCGCCTACTCTACGAGACTTATGCTAATGCAATTAGCCGGCGGGATGCCGCCGCATGGTGGGCATTGTAGGGCTTGATTACAAAAGTGTTAACTGGTAGCCTTCTATTGGGGTTCCACAAGGGAATCGAACTACGCTGCCTTTGCTTTAGGAGTTTTTTGGGTTTTTGGCAGCTTGATCTTTTTTCCAACCTGATCCATTTCGGATTTATACCATTCCCATAGAATAGGTCGGATAATTTCACTCATCTTTGTTCCTGGCCCCCTTTCGGCACGAAGAGACTCCAGATAGGCATCAACTACCTCTGGAATCCTGACCGAATGGTTCTTTCCTAGTCTCATGCTGTAAAGATCAGCCTGATTAAATCTGAATGCAATTATTTTGTTTTTTCTTGTTGCATCGTTTGCATCATTTGTCTACAAACGATGCACGATGACAATAACAAACACTACCAGCAATAAGCAGAAGGCTTATCTGCGCCCTGCGGAAGCCGCTGAATACGCTTCGGTCACTCGCTCCACAATCTATGCGTGGATGACCTCAAAGAAACTTAAAAGCTACCTCGTTGGGGGAACCCGACTGCTCAAGTCAACCGACATTGATTCATTCATTGAAGCAAACGCCGCCTAAAATGACCAAGCTCGACATCATCGCCTGCGGCGCCCTGTTCACCATGCTCGTCCTGTCACTTGCTGCCACCCGTTTCAAATGATCGCGGCACTCATTCAAAACATTCGCTCATGGCTTGCCGCACAGAACCATGACCGGCGCCCCCACTACATGACCTACAACACCTTTTTGCAACGTTAGTCCGTTAGTCCAACCCAAAACACAACAACCCGAAAACATACCGACATCACATGACACCAGACTACATCACCACCGGGGCATTCTTCCTATCAGGATTGATTGCCTTTTTTATTGGTCGCATCACCGCCCGTGACGACTACGAACCCTACAACGAGAGAGAGGCCAAGGGATTGCAGTCCCCTGACCTCAAGTAGCCCGGACGAACCTTCTAGAGAACACCCGAAGCTATGAGTAATTCATCCCAGACCGCACTTGCGGTCAAGCAAGCAGAAGTCATCCCATTCTCCGACATGGAGCGCATGGCGGCAGCAGTCGCCAAGTCAGGTCTCTTCGGCATCAAGACGCCAGATCAGGCAATCGCCCTGATGCTGGTGGCGCAGTCCGAGGGACGGCACCCCGCTTCGGTAGCGGCAGAGTTTGACATAATCCAGGGACGCCCTGCCCTCAAGTCGCAGGCTGCGCTTGCGAGGTTTCAGAATGCCGGTGGCAAGATTCAATGGCTTGTCCGTAACGACCACGAATGCACGGCAGAGTTTTCTCACCCTGCCGGCGGCACCCTTCAAGTCTCATGGACTATGGAGAGGGCTAATGCAGCCGGTCTTACAGGCAAGCAGACATGGAAGCAGTACCCGACCGCCATGCTGTCCGCGAGGACGGTGGCAGAGGGTGTCCGCGCCGTTTTCCCTGCCTGTCTCAACGGGGTCTACCTCGCTGAAGAGGTGCAGGACTTTGATTCCAAGCCCCTTGGTAAATTCCAAGCAGTCAAGGCGGCACTCCCTCCTGTGGAGGAGAAGGTCATTGAAGGCGAGATCGTCCAGGTAGTTGAGGCGCCAAAGGCCGAGAAGGAAGACCCGCTGGATTCCATCTACGAGCTTGCGGAGACCGACAAGGTTTCCGAGGAAGCGATCCTTGGATTCCTCAAGAGCAAGGACGCCATTCCCTCGGATGCGGAATACCTCGCTGACATCAAGCCGGCGATTCTCCGCAGGCTCAAGAAGTCATGGCCCCAGGTCATTGAGTTCGCAGTCGGCGCCAGCATGGAGGAGGCAGCATGAGCCGGCATCACGCTACCCTCTCGCCTTCGTCTTTGGATAAAAAGAACGAGTGTCTACACTTCACGGGCAAGCCCGTTGGCAAGGCCGCTAATCGTGGAACCGAACTCCATGAGAAGTTGGCGGATGCCTTCCATCGCCGCGAGACCCCTACTGACCCCCTCCTCAAGAGGGCGGCAGACAGGGCGCGGAACTACATTGCCTCGGTGCAGGGTATTGAAGAGGAGGTTCAGCTTCTTGACAACGACCTCAATCAGATCAGCTTCGGCACGGTTGACCTCTGGGGGAATACGCAGGATGGGCAGCTTGTCCTAGTAGATTGGAAGAGTGGGGTGCAGTCGCCCGATTCCTACCTTCACCAGATGGCGTTTTATTCACTCGCCCTCATGGAGCAGGAGGATGCCGAGGAGTGTCAGGCAGTCATTGTCCCGATTGACAACGACGATTCCGAAGCATTCGCAACGAGTTTCACCCGCGAGTCGGCGGCAGAGTTGATCTATCCGCTGATTGAGAGGATCAAGGCGAATGCCGAGAACCCCCGCGAGAACCAGTTCTGCAACTGGTGCGCGAAGCGGAAGGAATGCCCTGTCTGGGTCATGCCTGCCCGTGAGACGATCACTCTGGCAGAGCAGAAGTTGGCATTCACCCAGGAGGATGCCCTGACCCGTCCAGAGGCATACATGGACGCCTTCAAGAAGTTGGAAGGCATCTTTGAGGATTGGGGCATCAAGGAGGCACTTAAAGCCAAGCTGGAAACCGGCAGTTCTGTCCCCGGTTGGAAGCTCCAGACTCGCAAGGGTGCCGCCTCGGTCGCCTCGGTTGAGGATGTTCTGAACCATGTCGTTAAGGAACTCGGATTCGCCAAGGCCGCTGACTTCCTCAAGGTGGACGCCGGCAAGATGCAAAAGGCATGGGCTTCCTTTACCAGCAATCCCCTCCCCGTTGACATTGTTGTTGGCGATGGAACCACGGCTCTTGTGCAGGACAAGAAGGGAGGTGCCAAGTGAGTCACAGCAACCCTACGCAGGCCAAAGTGATCCTTGATCACCTTCTCGCCGGCAACCGCATCACCGCCTTGGATGCCCTCGCGCAATACGGATGTTTCCGACTTGCCGCCCGTATCCATGAACTCCGCAAGGAAGGATACGAGATTGAGGAGCAGATCGTGATTGGCGTCAACAGGAAGCGCTATGCCTCCTACTTCATCCGCAACTGCGTCTTCGCACAACAGGAGCTTTGCCTCGCATGAGCCATGTGGATACTCCCGAAACAATTACACATATCTCCCTTTGTGCGGGATACGGAGGAATTGATCTCGGACTTAGCCGAGCAATCGGAAATCTGCGGACAATCGCTTTTAGTGAGATCGAAGCCTTCGCCTGCGCGAACTTGGTCTCAAAAATGGAAGCGGGACTCTTGGACTGCGCTCCTATCTGGACGGATCTTAAAACCTTCCCATGGGATGAGTTTCTTGGAAAGGTGGACATCATCTCTGGAGGCTTCCCTTGCCAGCCATTCAGTTGTGCAGGAAAGCGAAATGGAGATGAAGACCCTCGCCATCTCTTTCCCTACATTCTGGACGGAATTAGAAGGAGCAGACCTTCCATTGTTTTCCTTGAAAATGTTGAAGGAATCATCTCCTCAAAACTCAATGGAGAAGGATGGAATGATCCAGCAGGAACGCAAGTTCTGCTTCATGTCCTCCGAGAGTTGGAAAGAGTGGGTTACAAAGCAACGGCAGGAGTTTTTAGTGCGAGTGAATGTGGCGCGCCTCACCAAAGAAAAAGAGTCTTTATCATGGCCCACTCCAACAGCAGGAGAGTGCTTGGATCAAGGAACAAATTGGAACACATTAGCAAATCTGGACAAGGGGGGGCGAATCTTGAGACGTATTGCAAACATAAGCAGACAAGAAGCATCTGGCCTAGCAGACCAAAAGAAAAGCAATATGAGTGGGAACCACCAAGAGTCATGGATAAACATACCCAAGTTGGGGGGGGGGG